TCAAAAACAAGATTATGATCCTTATTATGTTCCTGATGATAAAAAATTAGTTCTATATTCTGATGATATGCATTTAGTTGTTAATTGTTGTCAATGTTTAAAAGAGATTATATATGGTGATAGTTACACATCTCTTGAAGTTCATAATAGTATAGGACTTGGTTATCCTGTATGTTTTAATTGTTATCAAGAAGAAAAAGAAAGGAGAAATTTATATGATAAAAATTAAAAAAGAACATAAAGTTAATGAACTTAAAAATTTTGGATTTACTTCAACAGAAGAAAATAACGGATTTATGTATAAAAATGAAGATTTTAATATTATAGTTTATAAAGGTGATAATAAACCTTTTGAAAAAAGAGTTTTATATATTGAGGTTTTACATGGAACAGTATTAGAAGATATAGATGTATTATTTAATTTATACAATTGTGGTATTATAGAAATTGTATAGGAGGTAATAATATGGCTAGTTTAAGAAAAGCTAAAAAACAAGCAAAAAAAGAGGGAAGAATTTTTATTGATCCAACAAAGGAAAGAAAACAATTAATTAGATCTGTAAAAGAAAATGTATTAGAAACAAATAGAAGATTAAGAAGATTAGATAGAAAGGGATTTTATAATTCATTTTCTAGTAAGAAATTGTTTGATAGACTTGATAGTGGAAAAATTCACACATTACAAAAAGTTAACGGAAAAGTAATAGGAGTAACAACTGATTTTAAAAGATTAAATATGACTGATTTAACAGCTATACAAAGAGCTACAGATAAATTTTTAAAAAGTGCTACTTCTACAGTTTCAAAAACACAAAGAGTTATAAAACAGACTAAAGATTCAATGTTTAAAACATTGAAAATAAAGGACGATAGTTTGACTATGGAAGACATAGAGACTTATTATGAAATGTTAGGGAATAATGATTTTGATTATTTTAATGAAAAGTTAGGAGCTAGTGAGATGTGGGGATTAATTGATGACGCTGTTGATATGGATTTAAAACGTAAGGATAAAGATAAATTTTTATCAATGTTAAATAGATATATTGATGTATCTGATAAGGATGTTAGAAAAAGAGCTTTAAATTTATTTGATAAATATGTAATAGGAGGATAGATGTTATATTGGACTAAATACACGAATCATAGTCCTAATATAGTTGGTAAAAGGAAAAAAATTGATAATAATGTTTATACTTTTGATATTGAAACTACTTCATATTTAATATTAAATGGAAAACAATTAAATGCTAGTAATTATTTAAAACTTACTAAAGAAGAACGCGAAAAATGTGAATATAGATGTTGCATGTATATATGGATGTTATCTATTAATGATATTGTATATTATGGTAGATATTGGGATGAATTAAAGTTATTTTTAAGTGAAATAGAACAAAATGTTCCAGAACGAAAAATAATATTTATTCATAATTTAGCTTTTGAATTTCAATTTATGAAAAGTGTATTTCATTTTAAAGAGGTCACAGCTCGTAAATCTCATAAAGTAATGACGGCTTTAATGAGTGATTATAATATTCTTTTAAAATGTAGCTATATGATGTCTAATTGTGCTTTAAAATATTTACCTGAATTATTTATGTTACCTGTTAAAAAGTTAGTAGGAGATTTAGATTATAATTTAATTAGACATAATGAAACAGTATTAACAGAAAAAGAATTAGGATATTGTGAAAATGATTGTTTAGTAGTTTATCATTATATATTATATGAATTATCAACTTATGAAAGAGTTGATAAAATTCCTACAACTTCAACAGGACATGTAAGACGTGAATTACAGGAAATTACTTTAAATGATTTAGGATATAAGAGAATAGTTAGAAAATCTATTAATGTAGATCCTATTGTATATAATAGATTACAAAGTTGTTTTGCAGGAGGTTACACGCATAGCAATTGGATTTATACTGATAGTATAATTAAAAATGTTGATTCTTATGATGAGTGTTCAGCATATCCTTATGTTCTTACGACATGTAAATTTCCGTCTAAAGAATTTAGAAAAGGAAATTTTAAAAAACGTGAAGAATTATCTAAAAAATTTGCTTATATATTAACAGTATATTTTAAAAAAATAAAATGTAAATATTATAATAATTTTATTAGTGCTAATAAATGTACTTCTTTAAGAGGTGCTAAATATGATAATGGAAGAGTTATAGAAGCTGAAGAATTAGAAATTGTATTAACAGATGTTGACTTTTATTTTATATTAGATACTTATAATTATGAAAGCTATGAAATAAAAGAATCTTGGTACAGTTTATATAATTATTTACCTAAAAAATTTATAGAATTTATATTAGATAAATATGTGTCTAAAACAAAATATAAGGGGGTGGTAGGTAAAGAGCTAGAATATCAGAAAGAAAAAGGAAAATTCAATGCTCTTTACTGACTAAGGGATGTCTGTTACTAATACTATAAGAGATAATGTTATTTATAAGGATGAACTAGAAGAGTGGTTTGAAGAAAAATTAACAAACGAAGAAATAGAAGAGAAATTAGATCGTGAAAAGAAAAAAGCTTTTCTTTCATTTAGTTTTGGAGTTTGGTGTACTAGTTGGGCAAGGGATAATTTACTTCGTAGATTAATAGAACTTGATGAATATGTTTTGTATGCTGATACAGACAGTCTTAAATTAAAAGAGGGATATGACAAAAATGTATTTATCAAGTATAATAAAAGTGTAGAAGAAAGAATAAAATTTGTTTCTAAAATTTTACATATACCTTTTGAAAAATATTCTCCTACTGATATAAAAGGAGTTCCACATTTGTTAGGTGTCTTTGAATATGAAGAAAATTATTCTGAATTTATTACACAAGGAGCTAAAAAATATGCTGTTAAGGTAAAAGAAAAAAATAAAAAAACAGATAAAATTGAAGAACACATAAAAATAACAGTAGCAGGAGTTCCTAAATGTGGTGCTAAAGCTTTAAAAAGTTTAAATGATTTTAGAGATAATTTTGTTTTTAGTTTTGAAGATACAGGAAAAAATTTATTAATTTATGTTGATAATCAAGATAAATTTAATTTAATTGATTATCAAAATAATAAATTAGAAGTTAAAGATAAATCTGGATGTAGTTTAATTCCAACAACTTATGTATTAGGAAAAGCTTTAGAATATGCTAATTTAATAAGTAATGATTCAAGTAAAAGAGCTATATATAAAGAAAAAGAGGTGGAAAATGGATAATAAATTAAAAGTTAAATATGTTATATGTCCTAAATGTGGATATAATAATAAAAAAGAAAGATTTTCTTTATATGGAACATGTTTAAGATGTCATAGAATAATAGATAAAAAGATATTCATAAAACGTCTTTTATGGGAAGTAAATACAAAATATAAAATATATGAGGAGGTAGTATGGAAAAATTAAAAAATGTGCAATTTTTAAAAGATTTTAGTAAAATAACAATAAAAAAAGCATGTGAAGAGGAAAATGTAAAAAGAAGTAATTTATATAAATTATCAACAACACCAGAAAAAATACAAAGAATAAAAGATAATATTGATAGAAGATTAAAAGAATTATATGAGGAATATGATGAAAGAAATAATTCATTATAATATAGATAATTTATATAATAAAAATGCAATTGTAAATATTTTATTTGGAGAAAGATCAAACGGAAAAAGTTATCAATTAAAGCATAAAATGGCTGTGGAAAAATATTTAAAAACAGGAAGACGCTTTATATTAATGAGACGTTGGAAAGAAGAAATTACAACAGAAAAAATTGAGCAATATTTTCAAGATGTTGACATATATAAATTAACAAGTGGAAAATATAATTGTATCACAATGTATAAAAAACAATTATTTCTATCTCATTATAATAATGAAAATGGTAAAACAACTAGATCTGATAAGATAGGCTATGTAGTAGCATTATCTACAGAACAACATTATGCAGGAGCTAGTTATTTGGATGTTGATGATATAATTTTCGAAGAATTCATGGCAAGAACTTCTCCATATTTAGGGGAGGAGCCAACAAGACTCATGAATTTCTATTCAACAGTAGATAGAAAAAGAGGAACAACAAAATTGTGGCTTGTAGGAAACAGCATTAGTCAGGTATGTCCTTATTTATATGAGTGGGATTTACAAAATATAGTGTTGAATCAAAAGCAAGGAACAATCGTAACTAAAGATTTATCAACAGGAACGTTTGATGAAAATAACAATGAAATAAAAGTAAAATTTGCAATTGAATTTTGTCAAGAAACAGGAGTATCTTCTTATGTAATTGGTAAACATAAGGATATGTTAAACAAAGGAAGTTGGCAATCTGATCCACAGCCACATTTACCTAGATCAATAAAAGAATATAAAAAGTTATATAGAGTAGGTTTTTATTATCAAGGTTTTAAATTTATAGGAGAATTATTAAAAGATAAAAATGATATTGTATGGTTTATTTATCCATATAAAAAAGATTTTAATAAAAAAATGATTGTTTTTAGTGATATAATAAAAACAGATATACATTATCAAAGAGATATTTATAATATTACTATTAATAATGATAATTTAAAAACAATATTTAGAACATTTAGACAAAGTCAGATATTTTATTGTACTGATTTAGTAGGAACTAATTTTAAACAAGCTATTGATTTTGAAATAAGGAGGTAATAATATGGCTAAAATAAGTATTTTAAAAATATGTAAAAATATAAAATTAGATAAAGGTTATCAGAATTGTTTAACTTATAGTGAAACGCAAATGGTAGAATTATGTTCAAGTAGTTCACATTTAATTAATGAAGCCACAAATGTTTCATTTATAGAGCCTAATGAAAATTCTATTAATGTTCCTTTTACTTATCAAGAGTGTTTACAGGCTAATTATATGTGTTTTCAAAATCCTTATTATTCTAATAAATGGTTTTTTGCTTTTGTAGATTCAGTTGAATATATAAATGATAAGAACACGAAAATTAATTATACAATAGATGTTATGTCTACATGGTGGAGTTATTGGGATCCTGTAAATTGTTTTGTTTTAAGAGAACATGTAAATGATGATACACCTTATATAAATTTAGTTGATGAAGGATTATCATGTGGAGAATATAAAATTAATATATTAAGAACATTACAAGCTTTTAATAAAAATAATTTTAAATGTGTTTTAGGTGTAACGCAAATAGTATACGGAAGTACATCTAGTTATCAAAAATATGATATACCTTTTTATAGTAAACAAGGAGATGTTTTTTCTGGTGTAGGTTATATTTATTGTAATGATTTAGACGATACAAATTATTTATTACAAATTTATGATTCAGCAGGTCAATCAGACGCTATTAAATTTATGTTTATGTGTCCTAATGAAGTATTAAAGACTATTTATGATTCATATCCTTGTAGTGCTGAAGTTAACGGAGAAACTCATAATTTTGTTTATAATCTAACTAGAAATAATCAATTATTTAATGAAAATTTTACAGGATATTTAAAGCCAACAACAATTGACGGGTATAATCCTATCAATAAAAAATTATTACAATTTCCTTATTGTTATTGTGAAGTTGATAATCATAATGGAAATGCTTCTGTATTTAATTATGAAGATTTTAATGATTCTACTTATGGTTTTAATATACAGGCTATGTTATGTCCGTCTATATCAACAAAAATAACTCCTATTAATTATAAAAATAATGGAATAGGAAATAATTATAATTATAGTATGTCAGGAATAAAATTTCCAATTTGTGCTTGGATGTCAGATGTTTACACAAATTGGTTAACACAAAACGGAGTTAATTTAGGATTTACAACTTTAAATAAAAGTGAAGCTGTAGGACTTGCAGGATTCGGAAGTGTTATAGCAGGAACAGTAATGGCTGTAACAGGTGTTGGAGCTGTTACAGGAATAGGATTAATAGGAACAGGTGTTACAGGGATGTTTTCAGCTATGCAAAGTGATTATAAAGCTCAATTAGTTCCTGATGAAGTAAAAGGAAATACAAATACAGGAGATATAAATTTTGCAATAGGTTTAACAAATCCAAATGTTTATGAAATGAGCATAAAGCAAGAAATAGCAAAATCTCTTGATGATTTCTTTACTAAATATGGATATAAAATAAATAAAATAAAAATACCTAATCAAATAGGAAGACAATATTTTAACTATGTTCAAATAGGTGACAGTGAGATAATAGGTTATCCTAAAACTAATATGGGAATTCCTCAAAATGATATGATTGAAATTAATTCAATTTATAGACATGGTGTAACTTTATGGCACTCACATGACAGAATAGGAAATTATGCTGATAATATAATTTTAGCAGAATAAAAAAGAGCTTATATAAGCTCTTTTTTATTTTAACTAACATCTCCAAAATTAGAATTAAAATAGATACATGGAAATAATAGAACTGATACTGAATCACTTGTATTTTTATAAACAAATATTTCAATAACTCCTGTTGTTTTAACATCTACATAAACAGGATAAAATCCATTAGTATTTTGAACTATTCCACATGGATTAATTGTATAATTTGAACTAGGTCTTAAAGGTGTATTAGCTGTTATTTTATGCCAACCTGTTTGACTTCCTGTTATACTTACAGTTCCATATAATTTAAATATAGATTTTTTATTATTAGTTGCTAAATTAATATTAGGATAAGCTAAAGTTCCTACATCAACTGAAACAGTTAAACTTTCACTTGTTAAATCAAAGTCAGCAAATTGTCCTAAAACTTCGTTAATAGCAGAAACTAAATTGTTTTTAGCTGTTGTATTAAGATTAGCTAAAGTACCTATATTACTAGTATTAGTAGCAATATTTGTAGTGTTAGTATCTGTGTTAGAATCAACTTCGTTTATAGCCCCTACTAAATTTGTTTTAGATTCAGTTGTAAGACTTGCTAATGTTCCTATAGCTGATGTATTAGTTGTAGCTTTTGTGTCTGCTCCGTCAGCTACACCACTAATAGTATGTAAAGCTGTATCAATTTTAGACATATCTCCGTTATAATCAACTAAATATGTTGGTTTATCACTACCTATATATTGAGATAAATTATAATAAGTAGTTTTGTTTGTACTTGCCATTTTTTATCCCTCCTTTTATACTAAAATGACTTTTCCTTGACTGTCAAATTCGTATGCTGTAATTTCATAAGCATCAAATCCTGTTGCTGTTAATTCTAGTGAATCAAATTCAGTTGCTGTTAATCCGTCTTTATTTGAAACACCATATAAATTATTTATAACAGTTTGAAGTGGCTCTTCTGTTCCTGTTGTTGGATCATAAACAGTTATACTTCCTATTTGAATATTATCTATTCTATTATTTAATATTTCAATTTGTTGATCTATATAATTTTTTAATGTATTAAAATTAGAATTTATTAAAGCTATTAAATTATTATTAATTTCAGTTATATTATTAGAAAGTTCAGAAAGTTCTTGATTAATTATAATAATTTGTTCTTTAATTTCTTCAATATCTGTTAAATATTGATTAACATATTCTTCTAAAGATTTAAAATCAGCTTCTAATTCTTTTACAATTGAATCAAGATTTTCTTGATCCTTTTCTAATTTTACAACTTTTTCTCCTATTTGACAAATAAGATCATAAATATCAATACTTTTTATATCTTTTTCCAAAAAAGGAAAATTTCCTAAACAAAATCCCATTTTTAACTCCTTTCTATATTACCTGAAAAAATAAAGAATCACACTCTTTAAAAATTTCAGTAAATACATCATTAGCAACTTTTAAAAATTTTTCATATTCTTCTAATGAATCTAATTTAGTTTTTACTATATCTTCATTAATATCCTGTTTTCCATTAACACTACTATTATTCTGATTATATGTATAATCTGTTACATAACTTCCGTCTTTTACGTCTTCAATTTCAGTTTGTGGAGTATTTGAAAATCTATTATCCATAACTCCACTAGTTGTTCCCTCATTTTGAGTATTTTCATGTCTTTGATGAATTTCTTGAATTCCTAAAAAATCTAATAATTTAAATCCTGATAACATTTTATCATATTTAGGCATAATAGAATTTAATTTTACTTCTAAAGCTATCTGAAATGCTATAAATGTTTCATATCCTATTCTTCTATGTAAAAAATTTTTAATAAATAATGTTTCAAATTTTTCTTTTACAGTATCATTTATAGGATAATCAAAACTAAATAAATATTTCCTAAATTCTTCAATTGTTTCATTTAAATCTAATCTAGTTTCTTTACCATAATTAGCATAACTTAACATTAATTCATATAATTTTGGAGGATCATCATCAGCTGTTAATACATTATATAATTTATTATTTATCTGATGTAGTTTGTAAATCATTATCTAATTCCTCCTTATTCTTATTTATTCCTAAAAATTCATCAGGATTTTTAATTGTTGCAGGAAGTCCGTCATAGAAAGAAACTTCAATATTTTGATTAAATAATTTATTAATTTCTTCTACAGCTTTTCTTCTTGATTCATAACGGTTATAACGTGAGGCTATTGTTCCACCCATAGAGGTGAATATTTCATCCGTTATTAATCTTTCTTTTTTAGTAATTGTATTACTAGTAATTCCTATATCTTCTAGAAATTCACTCCACTCTTCTTTTTTTGCTTCGTTTAATTTATCAGCTACATACGGAGCAGGTAATAAAACAGCTGTAGCTTCATTTAGATCTAATCCGTCATAAGTTATTATAGCATGACATTTTGAATCTATTTGGTCTAATGCTTTCATTAAAGACAGTTTTTTATCTTCACTAGTTTTCCAATAACGACTTGTCTGCTGTTCTTCTATATTTATATCGATTGTTCTTTTGATTAAAGATAATCTTTCAGCACTTGCCACTATTCTAGGATACATAGGAAGATGTGCTTCATTATCATACATTATTACAAATTCATTACGTTTTTTATATAATGATCTATTGTAAATTCCATAATATGGAAGTGGTCTTATTACTTGTGGTCTTCCGTAATAGTCTAAACTTCCTACATTAGTGTAAGGAGTAGCCATTAACTTACCTGTTATATCATCAAGAAAGAAAGCTACACTTCCCTCAATTAATAAAGAATAATTTACCATACTCATATCAATAAAAGGATCTAAATTTTTAAATTGAAAAACATTTAAAGCTAAACATAACATTTTGCTTTTATAATTTAAATATGTTTTATAATTATAAAGTTGTGAATTTACAGCTTGTTTTTTCATATTTTATTCTCCTTTCTAATAAAAGAGATAGGGATTTCTCCCTATCCCTCTTATCTTGATTTAGCTGGTGAAGTAGGTGCGTTTGTTGGTGGTGTTGTTGGAGCAGCTGTTGGAACAGCTTGAACAGTAATTGTAGCTGTATCAGTTTTAGTATTATCATAAACAGATTTAGCTGTAACAGTAATACTATCAACAGTTGCACTTGTTGGAATTTTTAATAATCCGTTTTGATCTATTGTAACTCTATCAGTTGCACTAGTTTCATCAACACTCCAAATTACACTCTTATTAGCAAATCCTACAGAAACTACTGTAGCAGATAATTTAATGCTCTGTCCTTTTTGTACTGTTGCAGAACTTGGACTTACACTAACACTTGATATACTTGGAGTTAATGTAGTAAATACAACAGCTGGAGCAAATGGACTTGATGAAATTACTTTTTTTGTATGAAGCCAGTGGTTTGTTCTTAATGATTCAGGATTAAAGAATTCAGTAGCTCTAGTATCATAATAATAGTTATAAACTTGAAAGAAATCTCTATCAATTATAACTGCTGGAATTGTAGCTAGTGCTGTTAATTCATCACTAGTAAAAGCAATATAAGCACTTCCTAATAATTCATAAAGTCTAGCAGAATCATGATCGTTAAATCCGTCTACAATTGCTAAATTAGATCTTAACATAGCGTCATTTCTAAAGTAGCTAGTAGCTAATACTTCTACAGATAATTCTCCGTCAAAATCAGTATCTACTATAAAGAATTGATTTTCAAAACTAGAAAAACTTCTCACTCCTGCTGGATTATAATTAGGCTTTCTAAATGTCATTTTATCAGAAATAGATTTCATTTCTGCGACTTTTCCTCTTACAGTTTCAGCTGTTAATTTATGAACAGCTAATGTTCCGTCAAGGATTCTTCTACATAATAAATATTTTTCTACGATAAATTTATCATATTCATAACCCTCGTAAAGACTTGCAATTATTTTATTAATTAAATTAAATAATCCTTTTTCACTTTCAAAAGCCATTGCAATTTCTTCATCACTTGTAGAAGTCTTATAAAATTTTTCGTAGTTTATCTCGTGCATATATTCATAAACATTTGGAACTACATTTTCAAGGAAATGATCTACATCATTTTTATAAGTGTTATAATCATAAACATTAGCAATGTCTACAAAAATTTCTCTTACTGTTTGTCCTAAATTCATTTTTCCCTTTTCAGTAAATTCATCCCAAGGACTTCTCCATCTTTTATCATTAATTACAGTTAATCCTATTACATTAACAACATTTAAAAAAGCATTTTTGTATCTTTCATTATTTACAATTAACTTTCCAATAGGTGCAATTGATTCTCCTTGAACAGGAAGTTCAATTTCAGCACTTAAAATAGGATCTTGATTAATAATATATGATAATAATTCGGCATTATTATCAGTTCTCAAAACATTTTCTAAATCTCCGTGCATTTTTTATTCCTCCTTTTTTATTTAAAAATAGAACGTACATCAACGTACTTAATTTCTTCCTGATCTTCTTTTACAGTATTTACTTTATTAGAATTTCCACCGTCAGTAAATCTTGTAATATACTTGTTTTGTAAATCATTATATTTTTTTTCTAATAATTCTTTTTCAAGTTTTAAATCATCATATACAGACTTACTAATAGTTTCATCATTTTTTTCAAATGAATCTGTTATATCTTCCATAAGCTCAATTTTTAAATCTTGATTCTCTACTTTTGATACTTTGTCAAGAATCTCATTTTTTTCTAAATTAGCCATATAACGTACCTCCTTGACTAATAAATATCACAAAAAGAAAAAAATGTCAATTAGACATTTTTTCTTTTTTCTAATATGTGTGAACTAACATAAAAGAATAATATGAACATCTCTGGAGTATTTACATACTCAACTATAATTATATAAAATTATTATTTATAAATCAATATTTTTCTCTTAACTTTTTTGCATATAATACCCAAGGAAAATGTTTTTTAATTATTTCTTTCGGCTCTTCATAAGTTATCCAATTATGATTATATCCTTGAATAATTATAGTATTATTTACAAAACATCCGTCCCAATAATGAATCCTATTTGTTAAATCTTCATGTCCATATTCTCTAGTAGTAAATCCAATGTAATGTCCTTGTCCGATACAAGTATGAACGTGATCACCTGAAACATTTCCATAACTTCCTGTACCATAACATCTTTGTCCTTGACTTACTACTGTACCTATTAATGTAAAAGGGGGATTAGGATCATGTGCAAATGAAATAGTTAAATAATCTAGCTGTCCATTTGCTAAATGAACTTTATCAATACTTTCAAATACTACTCTATTTCCTGCACTATAAGTAAGCCATACAGCTACCACTTTCATAGATACAGGAGCATATATAGGTGCATTTAATATTCTTCCACTAGCTCCATATCCTAAAAAATCTATATTATATGTTCCTAAATGTGAATAATCTCCTCCCTCATCCTGAGACATATACATATAAGGTAGAGGAAAAAGACAGACTTCATAGCCGTCATTAGCTCTAAGAGTCTGTCCTGCTATCATAATTTAGCTCCTTTATCAAGTAATTTTTCAAATACTTCTAAATTTACCTCTCCAGTAGATTTAAGCCCGTTTCTTCTTTGAAATATTTTTAGAGTTTCTTTTGTATATTCTCCAAAATAATTTCCCTCTACTTGACTAGCTAAAAAAGAATCTATTTTTCCTACTTCATCATTTTCCATATTAATATTATAATTAACACCAATAAAATTATATTTTTTAGCATTTATAATATTAGTTTTAGTTGTATCAACATAAAAAGCTTCATTAGGTAACAAGCTCTTTCTATAAGCAAATACCCATTTATTATTAGAATTTTTTACAAATCCGTCATATTGTCCTATATTTGCTGTTATATGAAAATGATTTCCACTAGCTTGTCCTGAAGTTCCCTCTCTTAATATTTTGCTTCCTTTTTTTAAAATTTGTCCTACATATATTTTAGAATAATCATCATAATTAATATGAGTTAATGTTAATTCTAAATATTGTGGATCTTCATATTTAGGAAGCTTTAATTTAATATTAGAAATTAATCTAACATTATAGCCGTTTTTTTCACTCCCAGATTTTTCTACAACTTTATATTCATTAAAGGCAACAAAATAACTTCTTCCAGAATCTTCACATGCTTCATCCCAAGGTTTATCACTTCTTAATGGTGTTGGAGTTGGACTCCAATGAGCTAAATGATTTCCCTCATCATGTCTTTGTGTTATTCTCATATTTTCAAAAGGATATAACGCTACTTCCATATTAAGCCTCTTTCTGTTTTGTTAATTCTTCCATTTGTTTATGAATTTCTTCAAGTTCTTTTCTTGATTTTTCTTGAATTTCAATTTCAGCCAAAATTAATTTTATTTTTTCAACAAATTTTTCTAATTCTTCTGGAACTGAAACTGTTTCAAAATGTTCAAGTAATTTTAACATTTCTTCTTTAGTTATCATTATTTATTCCTCCTTATCTTCTTTAGTAAATTCTTTTAATAATTTTTCTAAAAAAACTTTTAATTTTATAGGAAGAGGAATTCCTAATTTCATCATATTTTTAAATATTGATAAAACTTCAAATAAACAATATAACATAGCAAATAAATCAGCAATTCCTATTCTTCCTAAATTTAATGTTTCTTTTAAATCTAACGGAATAAATCCTATTAAATCTATTTCTACTATATAATCTAATACTATACAAGCAGAAATTGAAAATAACATAGCCACTTTCCTTATTATTCCGTCAATTCCAATTGTGGAATTTGTTTTGTGTTGTTTTATACTTCTTAAAATACCAAATATAACATCCAACACAATAAATATTACCATTATTTGAATTATTTTATTTTGAACTAATATCTCCATTTTATCCCTCCTACACTAACATTATAGCATAATAAAGAATTTTATTACTTATTAGATTTAATTTTTAATCTTAAATGGAAATGTCCTTTTTCTTTTGCAGGTGCTTTAATAGGTATTAATATTAATGGATTGTCTTTAGTTGGTACACCTTTTAAAGATATTATTTGGCAAAAACTATAATAACATGAATTTGATCCTGTTACATGACTTTTTAGATCTTTATCAAATAAACACATAGAATAATCAAATCCTGTCTTAACCTCTCCTGTTTCTTCATCAATTACTTCTTTTGGTGTCTGCGTTAAAACACATCCAATTACTTCAATCTCCTTTTCAATCTCGTCATTAAGTTTGAAATCAGCCTCTTGACTAGAATTTAAAACAGCGTCACTTATTTCTTCATCAGATAAATCTAAATTAGTTATTCTATTAGATTTTCCATTCCCAAATAAATTAGTGTTCATTTTAGTAAATCCGTTTGGCAATGTAACTTCATTACTTTGAGTAGTTAAAACTACTTCATTTTTTTCCATATTTATAACCTCTTTCTAGTGCTTAATAGCACTGTGAAGAACATAAGCCGTAAGGTGAAAAACTCATATTCTTCACACTACTATTAAGTAGTGTATTATTATAAATTTTTAATTTTTTCTTCTATTCTTTTATAAAAACCCATAACATCACTTTTATTAGATTCCATTAAATCTCCAATATAAGCATTTAATTCTACTTTTAATATTTTTAATAAATCTTCTTTATTCATTTTATCACTCCTTTCTATTACTATTACACACAATAAAATTAATACACATGTTATTATCATTAATATATCAATTATTGTCATTTTCCCTCCTTTTTTAAAATTTTATAAGGAATTTTATATTCTTTAAATAAAAGTTCTAAATCTTTTCCTATAAATCTTATAGTTTTTTTCTTACCATTAATAATTACTTCATATTCATTATA